ACTCATTGGAACAGTTGGTCTTATCTCTGTTGCGTACCTTGAAACAGAGCGCAGGGGATCAAAAAAGCGCTGGGCCGAAAACAAAGATGACCATAACTTTGTTGTTGACAAAATTGAACAACTTGGCAAGTCGCTTGGTCGCTCGATTGACCGCGTTGAAGAGACTGGAATCCGCACAGAAGGAAAGCTTGATCAACACATAAATGACCACGCTACAGGGAAGCTATAGTTGCGTCATGGGAAAGAAAAAAGGCGGCGGTGGTGGAGCTAAAGGCCCACAACAGCGAACACGAATAAACCCACTAACAGGTGAGGTTGAAACAATTAGCGGAACAAAAGCAGGACGCAAACGCCAGCGGCTATCGCTAGGCCATCCACTGCGTACGCACGATTTACGAGCTCCAGCAAAGACGAGTGAAAAGAAAAAGAAAAAGAAGTAACAAGCTTTCTAAATGACACACGAGCAGATGACATCATCTTCGCCGTACTCTTAGAGAAAGGATTCATTGATAGTGACGGCGGAAAAGTTGAACGTCAGCGCGTTACAAATTCTAAGCGCTACCTTAGGGGTGTTCGTCCGCCGCTCGGAGGTGACGGCGGACAGCATCACCCCATCTCCGAAAGATTAGGCGCAGTCAGCCAGCGATACCACTGCTCCAATGTAATCTCAAAAGCGCGCACTGCGCTATGATGATCAGTGATGCCATCAATTAATGACTCAGCAAGTTCATTAAACTTTTTATCTCGAGACAGCAGCAAACCGTTTGTTATTTCGTAGTCACGAACAGCGTGATGAAACAAATGGTGCTTGTGATCTCTTGACATTAGTCTTGGTAAATACTCCAGTTGCCTAGCTTACCCTTGCTGTTGACCATAATGTATCGCGCAACGTTGACATTGCAAATTGGATCTTTCAATCCTTGCATACGATTTTTTACAGCGTCCTCGCCACACACTTTGGCTGTCACTGTCTTCCACGAAGAATTGATCTGCAAAAGGCCAGTGTCATACGACTTATCATTGTTTAGATGATATGTCATGTTTCCATTAGCGTCCCACTTGGCATTTTGTGCCCCTGGGTTACAACCACTTTCGCGCCAGGCGATGTACGAAAAAACGTCTACTGGCAGCAACGCTGCCTCGTAAAGGAGAGGTTCCCACGCTGGGCATCGCTTCTTCGGATCCCGCGGGTAGTCAAATCTTGCGTCATATGGAGATGCAACCACGAAGGATTGCTTTTCAACGAGAACGAGCTCTCGCGAAGCTTCTGTGTATTCGCCCATAGTCCCAACGGGACTCGGAGGCTCCTTGCCGCTGGTTGTGACATCTGCTACTAAACCAGTAGCTGCGGTCACTACACTAATAAAAGATAATAGTATACCGTTAATGAATTTCATGTGTGCAGTCTCCTCGGGTAGGGAATAGGACGCTCAAGGACTGTGGTGAAGTAGTTTTAACTATACCAGGTCAATCACCTCAATGTTACAATTTACGGACAAAAAGCTGTTTGACCCTTTATTTATAACGGAAAAAACTTATTAAGATCTACTTCTAAATTGTGTTTTTCAGCAATGACATTTGTGATTTGATGGTAAAGTTGTATTGTCATTGCGGCCGAAGGATTGACTAATGTCTGCTGGTATTCATCACATTTCAATTGAGCAAGGTGCAACATTCACGCAGGTAATGACGTGGAAGATCAGCGACGTGGTTGTAAACCTCACTGGCTACACCGCGCGGCTCAAAGCAAGGTCAACAGTTGGAAGTAGAAATGTTCCGTCAATGTCACTTACTAGTGCTGCTGGTGGAGACATTACTCTTGGTGGGGCTGCTGGAACAATTACGATTAGTTTAAGTGCTACTGAAACTGCTGCACTAAACCCTGGAAAGTACACTTACGACCTTGAGCTACAATCCTCGGGAGGAGTTGTTACCCGTCTGCTAAAAGGCAATTTGACGGTAGTCGCGGAAGTAACATACTAATGACCAGTGTCGTATACATCGCTGGGTCAAACACAACTGTTGAGGTCTCAACCACCACCAACACCGTTGAGATCAACACTACAAACACGACAACAGAAGTAGTTGTTTCTAACCTTCAAGGCCCTCAAGGAATTCAAGGACCGACAGGCTCAACAGGCGCTGTAGGCGTAACTGGCGCAACTGGACCTACGGGCGCGACCGGTGCAGCAGGCGCAACAGGCAATGTCGGTCCAACTGGTCCAACTGGACCTACTGGAACAGCAGGAGGCGCTGGAGCAACAGGCCCAACTGGCCCGACAGGTCCCGCTGGCGTTGCAGGTTCGGCTTCTGCTACTGGTGCGACGGGAGCAACTGGCGCAGCTTCAACAGTCCCGGGTCCAACTGGTCCTCAAGGGGAAAGTTTCTCGTTTAGAGGTGCTTATGGCGGCGCAGAGATTGTTTACAATCTTAATGACGTAGTTATATATGATGGCTCTTCTTATATTTGTCTATCTAATGACGTTAGTGGCTATCAACCAGACTCATTAGTGTTCTGGGACGTGTTTGTAGAAAAAGGCACAACTGGACCTACTGGACCAACTGGGCCTTCTGTGACAGGCGCATCAGGAACATTTACATCTGCAAATGGAAAAACAATCACAGTTGCAAATGGAGTAATTACAAGTATTGTCCCTTGATTGTCAGCAGCTTTTGAGACAATTTAGGTCAATACCTGCAGCGGAAAAATGACAACTAATAACAGAGTGTTGATACTTGCTGCTGGAGACGGCTTCCGATGGGGGGACTACAGAGGCACGGCCAAGCACTTTGTTGACATTGACGGCGAAAAACTTCTACATAGAACATGCCGCCAGTTCTTAACTTACTCATCTGACATTTATGTAGTTGGAAAATCTGAAGAGTACTCGTATCCCGGAACAAAATTGTTTATTCCGCCTCATGACCTTAACTGGGGAGACTTTGCAAAGTACAGATCCTCAAAAGAATTATGGTCGTCTAGCAGAACAACACTGGTACTTGGTGATGTATATTGCTCAGATCAAGCAGTAGAAACAATTATGACAACTACTGGAGATATAATGTGGTTTCTTCGCCATAGCCACTCAGAAATTACCGGTGGAAGGCCAGAGATTTTTGCATTTGCGTTTGATAGTTCCGCGCACGAGCGTATTGATAACGCGCTAAGCGCGTTAATTCAAGGAAAAGTGCCTCCACCTGGAGGTTGGCGTATCTACCGCCACTTGGTCAGGCCAAACTACCTCAACAATGCACTTCATACAGTAATTGACGATGAGACAACAGACTTTGACTATCCATATGACTATGACAAATGGTTAGAACTTTGTAGATAGTTGTTAAACAATAGCCGCAGCGGAAAAAATAAACTTTTGCTAAAACCTATGGTAGACAAGGGCCAAAACTATATAACCTTAACCTTAATGGTATACAATCTGACTTGTACATTAACAGCAGCAAACCGTTGCTAGATAAGGGTTTCGTATGGCAACTAAGAAAAAAGAGGTTGCATTCCTCTACGCACGTGTTTCTACGCAAATGCAGGCAAATGATGGTATGTCGTTAGGCGCGCAGGAGCGAGATCTTAAACGAGCAGCCGAACTTGCTGGATTTACAGATGTAGAAATTCTCCGAGAAGAAGGCCGGTCGGGTAAATCAATCAAAGGACGACCTGTACTTCGTGACGCACTTGAGAAGTTAGACAAGGGCGAGGCTTCTGCATTGTTTGTGACTAGGATTGATCGCCTGGCTAGATCTACCCAGGACTTTCTTAGCATCGTGGATAGGGCCCACAAAAACGATTGGCGAATTGTCATGCTTGACCTCAACCTTGACACCGCCAGCTACCAGGGTCGGTTTGTCGTCACAATTATGTCGGCGCTTGCTGAAATGGAACGAGCTATCATTGCTGAGCGTCAGCGAGATGTTCATAAGGATCGCCGAGAAAAAGGACTTAAGTGGGGAGTAGATCTTGGTCCAAAGCGCATGATCTCAGACGAGCTGTACGAACGGATCGTAGAGCTTCGAAGCTTAGGAATGTCGTATGCAAAGATTGCAAACAAGTTCAATGCTGAAGGCATAAAGACGCCATTTGAGAAGCGCTGGTATGCTACAACAATTAAGCAGTACATTGACAAAGGCGATAAACAGATTAGGCCAGGGGAGGAAAATCCTCAACCCTGACCTAACCGTTTTGGCTGCCTCTCTCCCAAGGCGCCAGACCTTGTCTACTGTAATAACTTTTTGCTAACCACCCGCGTTCTTAATGACGTCGTTGATGTACTCCTCAACAGTCATGCCCTGTTCAGCAGCGTACTTTTCAATCATCTTAAAGTCTTTTTTCTTGATGCCTACAGTGCAAAGCGGGGAACCATTTACAGTGATGTCTACTTTAACTTTTCTCATCGGGCAAACCTCTGAACAGTTCCCCAGTCAACCTCGCCGCTTTGAACAACACGAGGCAACAGCTGACGGCCAATGATTTGAGCTCTTGACCCGTGACCATCAATTTGAAGACCTCTGTCCGACAGCTTTCGTTGAAACGCAATCTGTGTCATTGCCTTTTCACCGCGCTCCTCACTCCAAGCTCTGTACACAGCATAAAGAGATTTTACAGGCGTTGCTGTATTTTCAGCTTCTTTGGTTTCTTCAGTTAAGAAGAATCCAATTCTGTCTTCATTCTTTCTATAAATGTCGGCAGCCTCGCTTACAGCCTTGCACCAACCTAAACCATCGCGTGCGCTAGAGCCAAGCAACTTGATTGCGCCTTCAACCGCCCACGAAAGAACTGCAGGAAGTCCACCTTCAGGATCAAAGATGTAATGCTTGAGGTCTGGATCTGGGTTCTCAGGAACATTCAATAGTGGCACTGGACGAATACGACGCCACATTGCATCATCAGTAATGATTGGTCTGTGGTTAGTTGTAACCCACAACTTAGCGCGTGATTGGAATGTAAACGGCTTTTCACCAGGTGAACGTGCTGAGATTTCAGATGAACCAGTCAATTTTTTGATTGAGTTTTCTTTGATACGCTCGCCGTCTGGCAATTCGTCAACCCACACCATGCGACGGCCACGAAGCTCGGCCCAGTGATAAAGATCAGAACCATGAGCTTGTCCATCGCCTTGAGCAAGAATGCTTGAGTCAAGTGGCCATGCGTACTGAGATGTTCCCATCGCCTTAACCAGCGCTTCAACCATCGTGTTCTTACCAGAGCCTGGAGGACCGTAAACCATGAACATAACGTCGTATGTTCGCAAACCAGTTAGTGAATAACCTGCGGCTTTTTGCAACCACTCTTGCAATTCTTTATCGCCACCAGTAGCAAAGTCAATAAACTGTTCCCAACGCACGTTGCGTATTCCAGGATTGTAAGCAACAGGCGCGCGTCGTGTGATGTAAAGGTCTGGTCGTCCGCGCAATAGCTCACCAGTGCGTAAGTCAACAACTCCGTTCAACACACCAATAAGCGTTTCATCGCTGTCCCAAGACTCAACATCAATCAAAATACGCGGGTCAGACGTTGCGCTTTCAATCAAACCATTGATACGCGAGTTTGATTTTGCTTGCTGCGCCCACTTAATAACTTCTGATTGCTTGTCTGCATCGTCAAGATAATGAACAACCTCACTTGCAACAATTGGCGCAACCTTCTTTGAAAGCTCGCGCATTTCAAGACTTTCAATATCTGGCTTCCAATACCCACCGTCCCAGTGAAACCAGCCAAGACCAGGTGTATAGCGAACTGCGGCGCCAAACGAGTCAATCAACCGTCGGCCGTTGCCGACATCTGTAAGCGTTCGCTTACCAGGTTCACCACCCTCCTCCTCACCAAGTGCGTCAGGGTCTTTTGGCACATCAATGTTTGACAGGTTACTCGCGTTCGCAAGTGAGTCGCCGTCTTCAACAGATGACAACACCGATCCACCAATTGTTCCAGGTAAGTTTGAAGTTGTAGTTTGCGTTGAGCTTTGCACTGGTTTTTGCTGCGTCTGCACCGGTGTTTGTTGTGTTGGTCGTGCAACTGATGCTCGAGATTCCTCTTGCGATTTGTTTGCCCACTCTTGCAGCCCAGGCCACAAGCGTTCAGTCTTAGGATTGTCAATGACAAACTGCATTGCACGGCGGACGTGCATAAGCAATCCACCAGGGCCTTCGAGTTCTAGTGGTGGGCGAACTTTCTCTGCGTTGAACCTAATCATCATAGTTTCAACTGCAAGCCGTCCTGCTTCAGTGTGAACTGGAAACTTATTCGCAAGCGCGCACGTCATCGAGTAAATGTCAACAGCGCGAGAACCTTCATCAATTCCTTCCTCGAGAAGACGATCAACATCAACGCGCTCACCACCCCACTCGAGTCCTTCAAGAAATCCCCAGTCGCCAGAGCCAAGGGAAGCAGACATATTTTTATTTCTCTTGCGCAAAGTGACAAGCAACTCTTCAGGCGCTTGTGCTATCTCAATTTCCCACGGCGCCTTGCCCTCAACCCACTCGTAGCAGACTCCCGAAAAGTGACGTGACGGCGCAATCAACACATATCCATTATGTTTGATGTCAATTCCGTTTAGACCAGATTTTTTAAGGTTGCCGACTAAGTTCTCTGACTCGTCGCAGCGGTAGAACAAGTGCCGCCCGCGAGTAGCTTTTCCACTCATCGTGTACGCGCCAGTGATCGCCTCAACTGTCGGTGGTAGTGCGCCTTCAACGAGTGCTTCAAACTTCTCAAATGAGTCTGGTCCGCCTGACCGCGGGTCAATGTCAATTACAAAGAATCCACTTGGACGGCAGAAAACGCTGACATTGCTCTCGCTGCCCTCTGGCCACCATTTTTGAATAGCAGAAAGTTCACTTGTTGCCTGCGTGTTCCACTCAGGAATACTCGGGTGCTTACCAACGTCCTTGGGCTCAGCGTGAGTACCACCACATGTGCATCGGCCGTTGTTGATCCCGTAGCATGGCATAACTTTCCAGCCATTTTGGGCGTACCACTGCGCCGCAGGTCCTAATCTTCCAGTAGCTGAGTCCCATGCGCTCATTTAGTAGAACACCTAAATGACTGTAAAGACATCAATAAAAACGTTGTTGGCATTGTGTAGCCTTTGTGTTGGGAGAGAGCAGATTGTTACTTTATCAAAAATGTTATGCACGCAACTATATCCCAGCCGGGTTGCAAAATGCTGAACAACTTTGAAATCTTTCATATTTATTGCTAGAGACATTATCAAATAAATTACAAGACTGTCATTAGATATGCACAATACATGTTCCAGTACATGATATAAATTAGACAAGTACATTCACGCTTGACCACCGGAGAACTATGGGATCGCTATTTGATGACATCAAAAAAGAAAAAGCAACTCGAGGCACGCGTTCACGAATTGCAGAAATACTCGATGAAATGAGCAAGGCAGATGCTGCCGATTTACTTAAGGCGCTTGATGATCATTCAATTCCTGCCTCAAGCATTTCAAAAGCGTTGAATAAGCGTGGGCTTAAGCTAGCAATCAACGTGATTAGCCGTTATCGCCGTGGCGAACTTGTGACTAAGGTAAACAATGAGTCTGTCTGATGATATTCGCAAAGAAGATGAAATAGCCGAGCTACGAGCCGCGCTCAAGAAAGCACAGCAGACTGCGTATAAGGCAAAAAGGGCCAATGAAATCATCACAGAAGCAGTGTTTAGCGCCGCAAGAGACGCAGCAATTGCATCTGGTCCAGCCAAGACTTCGGAAGTAAAGCGAGAAAAAGACTCGCGAAAAACTAAAGCTGAAGTTGCTCTTATTCACGCAACTGACTGGCAAAATGGAAAACGAAGCATATCGTATGGAATTGGAAAATGCTCAGATCGCATAGAGCAATTGACCAGCAAAGTTATTG